CTAATGGCCAATGCCACAGACGAGTCATATGACTTTGTACACAGCAGCCATTGCTTAGAACACTTACATGATCCTTACGAAGCATTTGACAATTGGATTCGTATTTGTAAACCAGGCGGACATATTATTACTACTATCCCAGATGAGGATCTATACGAACAAGGAGTATGGCCGAGTAATCATAATCCAGATCACAAAACATCGTGGACTATTTCAAAAGATCAAAGTTGGAGTCCTGTAAGTATTAACTTACTAGAATTATTATACCAATACAAAGACAAAGTAGAAATCTTAAAAGTCGAACTGATTAATCAAGCATTTATGTATGATGTACAACGGTTTGATCAAACCTATCACAGCATCGCAGAATGTGCCATTGAGTTTATTGTACGTAAACGTACTGCTGAAGAAATTGAAAGACTAGGCAGATTACCTAAATAATAGTATTAGCCAAGAAATGCGTGTGCCAATAATGTATGCACTTAAATAATAATGTGAAAAAAGTCAAAAAAATACTAGTAACAGGTGGCGCTGGATTTTTAGGTAGTCACCTGTGTGATCGTTTGGTCGAACAAGGACATCATGTCTTGTGCGTCGACAACTACTTTACCGGCAGTAAAGACAACATACAGCATCTCTTGAATAAACCAAATTTTGAAGTCATGCGACAAGATGTTTGCTTTCCTCTGTATGTAGAAGTAGATGAAATTTATAACCTAGCCTGTCCAGCTAGCCCCAAGTACTATCAACAGGATCCTATTCAAACTTTAAAGACCAGTGTGTTAGGTGCTTACAACATGTTGGGACTTGCCAAACGCACAGGCGCAAAGATTCTACAGGCCAGCACAAGCGAAGTCTACGGTGACCCCACCGTTCATCCACAGCCAGAAACATACTGGGGCAATGTAAATCCCATAGGTATTCGTTCATGCTACGATGAAGGCAAGCGAGCCGCGGAAACCCTGTTCTTTGACTATCACAGACAGCATGGTGTTAAGATTAAAGTAATGCGTATTTTCAATACATTTGGTATCCGTATGGCACCAGATGATGGCAGAGTAGTCAGTAACTTTATTGTACAGGCGTTGCGGGGGTGAAGACATTACTATCTATGGTGACGGCAGTCAAACTCGTAGCTTCTGCTATGTTGATGACAATATTGCTGGTATGATGGCACTTATGGCCAGTGATGACTCAATAGTCGGGCCTGTTAATATTGGCAATCCGGGCGAATTTACCATGATTGAACTAGCAGAGAAAGTAATTGAATTTACTAAAACGTCTAGTAAGATAGTATTTCAAGACTTACCACAAGATGATCCTCGTCAACGCAAGCCAGACATTACGCAGGCCAAGCGGTTGCTAGGGTGGGAGCCTACATTTGATCTAGACGAAGGACTTAAACGAACCATTCGTTATTTTGAGAATTCCCTTCGATGAACAGATTTAAACACTCAGGTACTCACGGTGACCTAGTCTACAGCCTGCCCATGGTAAAGCACTTTGGGGGTGGCGAGTTCTATCTTCACCTAAATCAAATTGATTGGATTGGGCAACGCTATTACGGTTCAAAGCCTTCGCCTTTTCATCAAGGACGTATGACAATGAAGGATTTTGAGTTTATGGAGTCCTTCATGCTGGCGCAAGAATACATTAGTAAATTTGAGCCGATGGATCCCAAGAACACAATGATTACTCATAATCTAGATGACTTTCGTGCGCCGTTTGTAGGCCATCCTGGCAACTATGTAGATGTCTACTCAACAGTGTACAATATTACTGATCCTGTAGAACAGACACGAATTAGAACTACTCCTTGGCTTACAGTACCTAATCCCAAGCGTCACGGCAATAGAACTGTGGTAATTAACAGAACTTCTCGTTGGTTGCCACCCGAACTTAGCTCACAATGGATCAAGTGGAGTAGTGAAGGCATACAGGATATTGCTGTATTCTTGGGACTACCCGAAGAATACGAGGCTTTCAAAACAGCTACCGGTTGGGATATTCCTTATCAACCCACTACATCTATGTTGGAACTAGCAGAATATATTGCTGGTGCTGATATGTTTATTGGCAATCAAAGTGTAGCTCTAAGCATGGCTATAGGACTAGGACAAGAATACTGGTGTGAAGCTCGTCGTGATCTACCTTTAGAAAGAAACGAGTGCTACTTTCCAGATCAGCCTAAAGGTAATTATTTCTAATGAGAAGAAATTTATTAATTGTATTACGTACTTGCACCACTGTTAACATGGTTAATGACACAGGTGCTGGACGATACATCAAAGTGCCAAAGCACGAGTTGGTCAATACCTGTGTCAGCAGTCTAGTTAACAGTATCAATCAAGTGGTCAATCACGACATACAATTGGCAGTATTAGATGATCACAGCACACCCCAAGCAGTGGCAGACATTAAACGCATACTATCTCATTGCAAGTTTCCTACAGAATTTATTCCTGTGGAAGACGGTACAGGTAATGCTCACACTATGAGTCGAGTATATGATCTAGTAGAAACATACGCAGTAGATCTTTGGTATCACATTGAGGACGATTACCTACACGTTCCAAAAGCTATCCAAGATATGATCGATACTGTAGATCAATTTGAAGTTGCCACTAAGAAGATGGTTGCTATCAATCCACACGATGACATTCGGCGATACCGTAGTCAGATATACGACAGTATTCTATTGTTAGGTCCGCATCGCCATTATAGAACAGTCAAGCATACTACCTATACCTGTTTGACCAGCCGAGCCGTCTATGACAAGTATCGTAACCACTTTCAAGATATTATTAGATTAAAGGGTACTGATTGGGTTGAAGACAAGTCGATTAACCTTGTATGGAACAAGCCCGACGTGTTGCTATTCTCTCCTATTCCTGGACTAGCATTTTACATAATGGACGAGTCTGGCAAAGATCCCTATGTGGATATTGATATATTATGGAACAGTGTACCTAAATTATGGAAGGACGAATCAATCTCTCCTAACATTGCTATTGTCAGCATATTCAACGAGCCCCATCAAAATCTAGCACGATTAACTTGGACCAACAAACAACAATATGCCAACAAGCACGGTTACTTGGCCATTGCCAAAACAGACAACTTCAGTGCTGAACAAGTGCATTTTGACAAATTCGTACACATACTAGATGTAATGAAGACTAATCCAGATTTGGATTGGGTATGGTGGTTAGACAATGATGCTATGATTACCAACTTCGACATTGCCCTAGAGGATCTAATTGACCCCGACTATCACGTTATTATGCCTACAGACACTAACGCACTTAACACAGGTAGTTTTATAGTACGTAATAGCCCACAGGCCCGTGCCTGGCTGGAATTCTTATTGAGCAAAAAGACCGAATATAAAAACGATGTCAAATGGTTTGAGCAACAGGCCGTTATAGACTTTTATCCAAAATTTCAACACCTATTCAAACTGATTCCGCAGAAGGCCTTGAATTCATATGACTATAGAATATATAATGTAGATAACACAGATTTATTAGGACACAGCGGACAATGGGAGCAGGGCGACTTTGTTATACATTGGCCAGGCTTACCTAACGAATCTCGAGTGATACTAGCAGAACAGTATCAACAATATATACAGGACTCACAATGAAAGTTTACGATTGTTTTCCGTTCTTTAATGAATTGGATGTTTTAGAAATTAGATTGCAAGAACTATGGGATGTAGTTGACGTCTTTGTCTTAGCTGAGTCTAATCAAAGCCATAGTGGCAAATCTAAAGAATATATTTTTGAAAATAACAAAGATCGATTTGCCAAATACCTGAGTAAAATTCGTCGTGTCATAGTTGACGATATGCCAGAGACACAGGATAGCTGGGCAAGAGAAAAATATCAACGGTATAGTCTTATCAAGGGGTTGACAGACATCAAAGTAGAAGACATTATTATTACTAGTGACTTAGACGAAATTCCTCGTGCAGAAGCAATCACAATGATCAAACAAGACGAGAACGATTGGGGCCGTTATATTCTAATTATTCCTATGCTCCAATATAAAATCAACTATATGAAGATATACGATATTGTCAAGCAACCTAATATTATGGTTACCCGTGCTCGTTGTTATACGAATCCTCAACAGGAACGAGAGTACACATTCCCTTGGGTTTCTAAGCCTGAAGATTTAGTATCCGTTGATCATGCAGGTTGGCATTTTACATATTTTGGAGATAATAATCATGCTATTACTAAGATACAAAATTTTGCACACACCGAAATTGATATATTCGAGATGATTACTAAACACAACATTGATTGGTTTATTCAAAATAAATGCGGATATCATGGGCCGAGTCATCCAGAACGATTTGAGTATGTAAAAGTAGATGAGTACTTTCCAGATTGTATTACACAAAATCTAGACAAGTATCAACACATGATTATACCAAATGCAGCATTTCATGTAACTGATTTATATAGAGATTAACCTTGGAAAATAATTTAATTAAAAAATGTACCTGCGGTAACAAAACAGAGTTTTCAAAATTATTTGTTAACATGTTATCTGTAGTCAGATGTGACAAGTGTGGGGTGATTCATCAATGTTTAGAAGGTTGGACTCCTGAAAAATATTTTAATTTTTACAAAACAGACTATCACCTCGATTATCAAAAAAACAGAGGAACAATGACCTATGAACAACGATATGAGCACGATTGCCGAGTAGCAGATTTAAGATTAGACACTTATAATTTGCCGGAAGAGTCTATAGGTTTAGATATCGGTAGTAGTAATAGTGCATTTGTTCATAGAGCAATTGACAGGAACATTCGATGTTTAGGTTTAGAGCCTGGCGAAAATGTTGGTGATAATTCTGTTACAGTAAGAGGAACTTTAGAAACTGCTCATTTCAATCCAGGCCATTTTAACTTTGTCACCATGCACGATAGTATAGAACATATGATAGATGTTAATAGTGCGTTGGCATTAGTTTGGGATATTTTAAAATTAGACGGTCAAGCTATTATAGACTTACCTGATTACTTTAGTCCACAGGGTCAGCATCACTGGAAGCATACTGAACATTTGTGGTTCTTTACCGAAGAGCAATTTGCAGACATTTTAAACAAAAACGGGTTTACGGTAGCAAAAGTAACACAACCTATCCCAGGTAAGTTGGTATTTTACGCAAGGAAAGTATGACAACATTCAGCCATTCAGGAACAGCAGGAGACACCTTTAGTAGTTGTGTAGCTGTGAAAATTTTAGGTGGTGGCGAATTTTATCTACGATTGCATAATCTAGAAAATATGATGAAGGAAAAATTAGGATGGAGAATTGCACCGGGTCATAGACATAGTGGAAGGATGACAGAACATGACTATGAAATTATGCGTGAGTTTATGTTGCACCAACCGTACATTACTGACTTTAAACCATGGAAGGGTGAACATATCGATTATGAATTAGAAAACGCAGCAAGTCATTTAGAAACAAACCGCTTTCCACGCAATTTTCCTAATCAACATGCTCTTGCACAGGGTATCGACATGGACAAGCACTATAGAGAATTACAAGTAGAACCGTATATGGAATGTCGAGAAGTTCGTAAATTTCCTGGCAGGCCTATTGTTATATTTCGCGCACCGCAATATCAAGATGGCAATGAAAGACAAAGTCCTGTATGGCTAGATTTAGTAAATAGAGGTCTTGCAGATCAGGCAGTGTATGTTGGTTTAGAAAGCGAACATGCCTGGTTTGAGGAAATTTTTAAAATTCGTGTACCGCATTATAGGACACCAGACTTTATGGAATTGGCTCGTGTAATTCAAGGAAGCGAATTATTTGTATGCAGTATGAGCTCACCCTGTGCTCTAGCTTTAGCACTGGGGAAAACTATGTGGGTAGAAACACATAAAAATGAATCGTTTGAACGTTTGGAAATTAACTACCCCGGACGATTGAACATTAGATATTTTTAAAATTAAAGGAAAAATAATGATAAGTTTACACGAAGAAACATCGACAAAGTTTACAGGTGATTGGTCTAGTCCAATGGCATCCGCAGTACAAAATGCTTGGTTTGATTCTATTGCTATGAATTTTAAAATACCAGACTCTATTCGCTACATGGATGGAATGAGTGGAAAGAAATACAGATATTTTATCAATAATCTAATGGGCTCCATAGACAACGCTAGATATTTAGAAGTAGGCAGTTGGAAAGGCTCCACAGCCGCCTCAGCAGTATTTGGAAATAAATGTAAGGCCTTGTGTATTGACAACTGGAGTGATTTCCTTTGGGGTGCCACATCAGAAAGCGTAAGAGGCGAGTTTGAACAGAATCTCCGTGCCGCCAGTGGCGATACTGCCGATTTCAATTATATCGACAGTGACTTTAGGAAAGTCAATTATGCAGACATTGGTAAATTTAATGTTTACATGTTTGATGGCCCTCACAGTCAAGAAGATCAATACGACGGAGTTGTAATTGCTCAGCCTGCTCTTGATGATCAATATGTTTTAATCGTTGATGACTACAACGGCGTTGCAGTTAAAGCCGGTACAGAACAGGCTATTGCAGAATTAGGACTTGAAGTTGTTGCCAGTATTGAAATTATAACCACTGGTGATGGTACTCATCCTCAAATATCACTTCAGCATAGCGATTGGCACAACGGATACCTTGTTGCTGTGATTAACAAAAAGAAATAAAACCTAAAATCCAACTGAAATTTAGCAGAGTCTAAGTTACGGTTGGATTTTTTGATTGACGAATTTATACAAAGGTACTATTATAATGAAACAATATAAATGTGCGTGTGGTGGTGAACTAATGCCGTTGTGGGGAAACAACAGATGGTTCTGTACGGTATGCAAATTAGAACAAAATTTACCAAAAGATCAAAAATCCATTGACAGTTGGGATAAATAAACGTATAATATAATTATTAAGGAAATTAAGAAACAAATGCTACAAACATCATTACACTTGGAATTACTATCCATAGCCAGACAGGTGATGTCCACCTATTGGTCAGTGATTAGTTCAAATTGTGATGGTAATGAGCCGACGGAGATGAGGGTTTTGTTAACGTAATTATATAAAATAGTTATAGTTTAACAAAGCCCTAGATTAAAAACCTAGGGTTTTTTGTTTTTATAAGGAGTGAAAACATGATTGATTATACAAAATTGAATGAACGCATTGTTAGACAAGCAACAGAAATTCCTGGATTCACTCTAAGTGAAGAACAGAAACAGCAGTTGTTTCAAAGCAAGATTGATCGTGCTGTGATAGCCATGGAATCACGTAGAGTGAATCCGGCGTTTCATACAGCAAGATAAGCAGGGAGTGGTTGCAGGAAACGAGGTCCTGTGCTACACTGAAAACAAGCACAAACGGGCGGACCTAGGGATGGAGCACCTTGTGTGGTGTAAAAAAATCTAGCGTAATAAAGCGTATTGTGGTGCGTTGATCCAGCGTCTAAGAGGATGAAAGCAGTATGCTTTATTACACTCTCTCATAGCCCCCTGAACGGGCCGGAACCGGTATAGCCGAGAGAGTGTTACAATTTTACAATGGAGCAGAAGCATCAATGGTGATGCAGTGGACTGTAAATCCGCCGTCTTTAGACATGCCTGGTTCGATCCCAGGATGCTCCACCAAAGTTTTATACACTGTTCGACAAGTGGCTTAAGTCATCACCCTTTCACGGTGACATTCACGGGTTCGAATCCCGTACAGTGTACCACTAGCAGCATAACATTAAAAAGGAGTATTAAAATGGCACTAAACGATTATGAGAATGAAATAATAACACCTGGTGAGAAAAAGGTAAGATTTATTATGAAACTAGTAGCATATGCATTTTTAGCATTTCTAGTATATAAATGTATTGTTCATGTGTTTAATCTATAATAGATTTTATAGTAACCACTAATAATATAGCACTGGCAAGGGCCACAAAGGTAGAGTCATACAGCCATCGTCTATCGGTTAGGGACGCCATTAGTTGTGTTGTTATGGAAAAATCCCTGTATGGGATAATGCACTTTCAACGTTAGGGAGCGCCGGCAAATGCTACAGTATAACTGTAGACTAACTAACGCGAGTTGGACTATGACGAGATGGGACTGATCATCCTGTAAAGTAAGCATGGGACGGTAAAAGCAAACGACTAGGGTTGGGCCTAGTCCATAACATGACAATACAACTAATGGTAAGTTTTAGGTAGTGCATTATGCTCCCCGGTAGCTCAGTCGGTAGAGTAGAAGACTGTTAATCTTTTGGTCGTACGTTCAAGTCGTACCCGGGGAGCATAATGTATTACAATGGGGGTTTAGCTCATTTGGTAGAGCAATTGCTTTGCAAGCAATAGGCGAGGAGTTCGAATCTCCTAACCTCCACCATTAACAATAGCAGGGTAGTGTAAAAGCCGCACATTGGTCTCATAAGCCAAAGGTATAGGTGCAAGTCCTATCCCAGCAACCAGTATTCGCCCGTAATGGATTTGACTAACTCGCCCTGCGCCTTGAAGCCGGTGAGAAGTGATCGAAGGAGTAAGTCTCAAAATTTAGGGGATGGGGACTGCACGGAGTGGTCGCCGGCCTGTCACGCCGGATATTCAGGAGGGATCGTTACCCTTCATCCTCGCCATATACTTTTGGCAAAGTAATATTATTTGACCATATAACTTCAAGATTAGGAACAGACTTCCAACGAAGTTCGTCGTCTTCTCTAACATAGTATTTGCCTTTTATTTCTATCCAGGCATTGTATTTTGGTAAGAAAAAATCAGGATAGTATTTTTTGCCAGGCAAATACTCAAACCAGATAGTAGAATTTTTGTCCCAATCTATATTATTAGTATCTAGTAATTTTGCAAATGCTAGTTCTGCACCAGAATCCATCTGCTGGCCTTTGTAGATTGTCCTAGTAACCCTAGTAGAATTAGCACGAAATCCTCCACATTTACCAACTCTTACTTTGCGTTTAAATTTTTTAATACAGGTCTCATCTCTACATACCCGTTTAGATCCTTTGTGTATTGAGTTTCGAGTAAATGTAGTATTACATATTTCGCAAGTGCAAAATTCTACTATCGAGTGTGGCAATTTACAAAATATATTAGCAGGTAAAGTTCCTTTAACAGGTCCAGTTTTTATTTTACTATAGTCTTTTCTAGCATTAGAATATTTTGCAGAACAGCTTGAGGAACAAAATATGCCTGGTTTATTATGGGCAATATTACATTCGAGACATTCTTTTGTCTCAACAATTTTTTTGTTAGCGTTGCGAAATTCTTTGCGACACTGATCACTACAGTGGGCTCTATTAGAATCCTGCTGTTTAGAATAAGGGTTATTACAATTTTTACATCGAGCCTGGATAAAATATTTTTGTTTCATACTAATATTTATCATTGTTTAGAGCGATTCGAAAGTTAAATGATCCGCCAAGAGCACCCCCATCGCATGAGAGGGCAGCTGGTGTAGCCCAAACTCCAACCTCCCGGCGCCGGGAGAGAGTATGCACCACAGGTTCGAATCCTGTATGGGAGCCAAATCAATGTTTGTGTAGTAGCTACAATGGAACAACACTGAACTTGCTATGATACCGGTCGACGCAAGAGGTGCCATGAAGAGTAGGGCTACCGTGGATTCAAGCGCCAACACAAACACCATATTTGTTTTGCAGGTTCGAAGCCTGCCTGTAGATCAAGTGGACCATAGTTACGTAGTATTATGGAAAAGCAGTCTACGGTAGTTTAATGGGTAAAACAACAAAGGCCCGATGCTAGGCGGGTTTAGGCCTAGCAGTCTACCTCAAGGATCACTCGCACTAGAATGCGGGGCCGTACAAACATCGCAAGTCTGACCACAGGTGCCGATGGATGGGAAGTTGAGGAGTATAGTTGTGGAAGGCGAAAGCCGAATATTTTCAACTGTAAAGGAGAGCAAGATGAATAAAGTCGTGCGTGATGGTAAGGTTGCTGTGGTCTACTCTCCTGGATTTGGAGCAGGCTGGTACACTTGGAACAAGGAATATCCAGAAATACTATTTGATCCTACTATTGTAAAATATCTAGAGGATGAAGATGATGATGCCCTTCGTTCTTATATAGGATTGAAGTTTCCAGACATTTATGTCAGCAACTACAATGATTTAACCGTTGCTTGGGTTCCCGAGGGAACTGCATTTAGAATAGATGAGTACGACGGAAATGAATCAATCGTTACCAAAGATGAGGATGATTGGTTTATAGCATAAGGTAATGTAGCATAATGGTCGTGCACCTCCTTCATACGGAGCAAGGTGTTGGTTCGAGTCTCACCGCTACTACCAAACAATTCCGGGCAAGTGTTACGGTAGCACCGCAGACTCCAAACCTGCTTGACGGGGTTCAATTCCCTGGCCCGGAGCCAAATTAGTAACTAACAACGAAACCTACAGAAAGTATAGTGTAGGCGTTGTTATAGATACCAGAGTTAAGAAGTCCGTGTGTCACCGGAGTGATACGATCAGCTTCGAGATTGATGCCGAAGTGATCGGTGATACTAAATCTAGCTCCAACACCCAGCAATGCGGCCCACTCATTTTGTGTAGCACTTTGTGGTGCAGAACTTGTGAATGCTTGAGAATTAACTGTGGCAAAGGTAGTGTGCATCTGACCGGCGCCCAGCGAAAAGAATATATCGTGCTTGTTGTCCATAATGGGCATAAAGTACTGTCCATTGATCCCATAATAGTGTCCACCATATGTTCCAGTTTCACCTGCTTGTAGGCTGTTACCGTTGACACCAGTTTGATGTTGTGACCCTAGATTAATATATTTGAACTCAATGCCGATGTTGCTTTTAATATACCCTACAGACCCATTAACGGAAAAACGTCCATCATTTGCTAGATTAAAGTTATTGTTGGCGTTGCCATTAGCATATGGTGCACCATTAAATGCACCGTTGGCAACGGAAATTGAACTAGGTCCTATAACATCACCATAGGCTATCATTCCGTATACACCATCTTGTACGGCACGAGCAGACAAAGATATAAGAAGTAACGCAACAAGCAATAGTAATTTTTTTGGCATAATGCTATTTAACAAACAAATCCGCCCGTAGTACAATGGATAGTACAGGCTGACTGTAGTACAATGGATAGTACAGAAGGTTTCTACCCTTTTGATGGGAGTTCGATCCTCTCCAGTCAGACCACTAGTTTATTACTTTTTCTACGATTTTCAGTAACAGTAAGATACTGCAAATTAGATAGGGTATGTAATCCTCCCTTACTGATAGGTATAATATGATCTACTTCATATCCAGTCGGGCAGTTATCATAAAAGATTCGAATATTATTTCGATCTGCATCAACTGGTGTTTGATTTAATAGCTGTGCTCTATAATTAGCATTATGCTCACGCCACCCTCTACGACGAGCATCTGTTTTTTCTTCTTCAGTTAGGTATTTTCGACGAGCTAATCCGCTACATGTTTTACTACAATATGTGGCAGTCTTTGTTAATGTTTTACAAACAGCGCATTCTTTTTCAGCATACTTACCATGCTTAACTTTAGTTTTATTATTATGAGATGCTGAACAAGAACGAGAACAGAATTTTAAGGTATATTTTCCTTTTAATTCAGTTTGGCAATGGATACATTTGAGCATATAATTATTTATGCCTGATGGAGGTTCGATTCCTTCTGGGCGGACCAATGGTGTTGGTAGTTCAGCGGTAGAATCCCGGATTGTGATTCCGGTTGTCGTGGGTTCGAATCCCATCCAGCACCCCAAATATTGTAATAAGTAATCGAGCGGACCTGTAACCATATTCCGCATCCGCTGACACGAAAACAGGATGGGCTGTGCTCACGGGGTTTGTTAGTTTCCCGACCCAACAATAACTAACACTAACATGGAAAGTTGTCCGAGTGGTTTAAGGATCTAGTCTTGAAAACTAGCGAGTTCGAAAGGGCTCCGTGAGTTCGAATCTCACACTTTCCGCCAAAATAGATGTTATAATGGTTTTACAGCAGTAATAGAGACGTGGCTGAGTGGCCGAAGGCAGCAGGTTGCTAACCTGTCGTATTGAGTAATCAGTACCGTGAGTTCGAATCTCACCGTCTCTGCCAAACACTGCACAGGTGACAGAGTGGCCAATGTAGCGGCCTGCAAAGCCGTCCAGCCGTGGGTTCGAGTCCCACCCTGTGCTCCAAATAGTTGACAGTTTGTATCTTAGGCTGTATAATTAACAACATGCGGGATTAGTTTAATGGCAAAATTAGAGATTTCCAATCTCCAGTCAAGAGTTCGATTCTCTTATCCCGCTCCACAATAAAGGACACAAAAATGGCAAGCAATAAAACAGGTCAAAAAACTCGTCAAGCAGATCCAATGCGCACCAAGAATGGCAAGGAAAGACTAGGCCCACTAAACATTGCTCAGTTGGAAAAAATGCTAGGCGGCGCTCGCAAAAAGAATGCGGCAAAGATACAACGTAGGATTGCTGTGTTAAAAAGTCGTCCTGGCTACAAGGCTCCAGTTGTTGAAGAAGTTGTCGCCGAGGCCACTCCAGAATAGACAAGAAAGGTAAATAATTATATGCTAACATTTATCACAGATTTGGCCAGTCCACTTATCAAGTTTCTCAAGGATGATCCAGTTCGTCCTGAGATTCCTGCTGAGTTCCGTGTTAGCGAAAATCGTTTTATCTCAAGCATAGTTGAGGGCGAGGATCCAAAAGCCATGGTATGTGTTAGTCTTTGCGATCATGTTCCTGCGTCAGTAGCTGAACTAGCCCAAGACGCACTCATGCCCAATACGGCAATTTTCTACACCATTTGGTCGTATGCTCCAGGTGCTGGCAAAGAACTGCTGATAGAAACTGTAGATGAGATCAAACGTCAATTTCCCAACGTCACTCGCTTTGTGACTCTGAGTCCAAAAACAGAAATGGCACGCCGTTTCCATCATAAGAATGGTGCTGTTACCTTCCGTGAAAATGAAGACACAATCAATTACGAATATCAAGTGGTTGACGTTACCAAATAATCTCTGTATAATAAAACATCAACGCAGTACAACTAAAGGTAGATATGATTAAGAAAAAGATTGACAGCCGCCACCCGCAACTGGACCTCGAAAAATGCGTTCGCAACGTAGATAACCTACGCTACGACATGGTGCTGGTTGCTGCAGAACGCCTGCGTGAGCTTAAGAAACAGCATCGTCATGGAAAACATCAAACAACAATCGATGCGCTTTTAGAGATCCAAAATGGTGAAATTGACGCTGGTGCTTATATACTCAAAATGGATACAAAGAGTCAAACACTGGGTGGTTAAATCAGCTCTTGCTCTACAGTCGACGAATGTGTATAATTATACTTACGGCTGTGAGCAAATGGCAGAGCTCTGACCCATACCCGGGTCTAGGACGGTGCAACGACTTAGTCAACGCATTTGGAGGTTCGAGTCCTCCCAGCCGTAAAAGTTTCGCAGTAAAGTTTTAAGCCTTGTTCGTATAGAGGTATTACGCTGGATTTGTAATCCTGTTACGGGAGTTCGATTCTCTCACAAGGCACAAAAATATTATGATAACTGAATATAAAGTTGTTAACGCAACACACGATGAGTTTTGCAAGTTAGTATCCAACTTGTTAGCAGATGGTTGGCAACCGCAGGGTGGAGTTAGTATTATACGTGAGTATCTCACAGTTCCAACAACGTATTATTTTCAAGCATTTGTAAGATAATATAAAGAGTACAAGGTTATTAGAATTCCTCATCCAGAATTCAAAGAGCGGTATTTTTTTGGTGTAGGGTTCTTAGATTTAATTGGGAATGTGGCGTAATTGGCAGCCGCACCAGATTTAGGTTCTGGCGTCGCAAGACGTGTCGGTTCGAGTCCGACCATTCCCACCAAATAGGTAACTCCGCAGCCTGACTCCTAGAGTCGATCAGTGTGAGGGCAACAGACTGAAGTCATATGCCGAAGGAGCCATAAGCCTTCGCTGGACACGGTAACCAGCACCAGTATTATAATAAGGTAGTAATGGCAACAAGAAAACAACGAGAAGAACCTAAAAAGGTCGCAACCTGGGGGCAAATGCTGACCCGTGATGAACTGTTAGCACTGCTGGCCAGGTTAGAAGCAAAGAAATTAGCGAGAAAAGTCATGGCAGAAGAAGCTAAAAAAACAAGCAAAAACCCCTTTATTGCGGCCGCACAAAAAGTTGCTGCAACTCCCAAGGTTCCGGGTGCTAAAACAGCCCAGGTTCAACAGGCTAAAAAACCGCAGGTCTTGGTTAAAAAGCCCGCTACACGCTCAGCAGGGCGTGGTCGTTAAGCATATATAAAATTGTAATAGAGTCTAGCGTAAATAGAGTAAGTAAGATCACTGGAGAAATACCGTGGCAAACGCTAAAACCGTCAATTGGTCTGCACTGGATCGCAACACGCTATATTCCTGCTTTTTTTCTCTAAACAAGAAAATAGTGGGTAAATCTCTTACACCCGATCAAATCAACAGAATAGTCAGCAGTCACATCAAGCCTCTGTTGCCCATCAAGATAATCAAACTAGTTGAAGAAGACAACGTCCCTGGCTATATCTACATGGGCGGAGTCTACTACAGTGAGCTCGATCGTAAAGACAAACCAGCTATTGAACTAAATCTCAACTATCATCCAAGCGATGTCAAGATGACTATAACTATGAATAGATGGCGCAGGATGAGCCGGAGATTTGCCCACATAATTTTGCATGAAATGATACACATGCGACAGTTTCGTGCTCGTAATTTTAAACCATTACCTGGCTATCAAAGCACAGCAGAATTGACCAGCGAGCGTAAACTACAGGAATATTTTGGTGATCGAGATGAAATGGGTGCGTTTGCATTTAATATTGCCTGCGAATTAATTGACAGATTCGACTATGATCCTACAACTATCAAACGATATCTAGATACAAATCAAGCCCGTAGACATAAAAATTCCTGGTGGTACAGTTATTTAAAATCCTTTGATTGGAATCACAATCACAAGATCATACGTAGAATGAAGCGTAAGATACTAACACAGCTGGAAAATGCCTACATTGGCAAACCATTTAAAACAACTGATTGGTTGACCTATTGAAGATCAAAAAATTCAACTGCTCTCCAAAATTGGGGGCGCAGATAGAAATACCCAGCAGAGAACAGATACGCAACGTCTGTGTCGATCTTGAACAGGATATTATTGATCAAGTATTTTCTGTTGATGATCTAATCGATCGTGTTGGCCACTTTGTTGCTCGAGCATTTAGAGTTAATGTGCTACATGCTAAGGCCCTAGAAGTTGAAGCCTCTGAAGTCAATATCAATGCGTTTTACGATTCGGAATGCGACGAACGTAAAAAAATCAGTATCGAACTAGTATTTGTAACCAATCCAAACGATGACTATTTAATTTTAGATCAAGATCTCTGGACGCTGTTTATCAATCGATTGGCAGATAGTCTAGCACATGAATTAATTCACATGCGTCAGACTCGAGCTAGAGATTTTGTAGTTGTTGAGCATCGTTTCAAAAGTAAGATTGCCCTAGATGAAAATTTAGTGTATCTTAGCGATCCGGATGAAATTGATGCTTATGCGTTTAATATAGCAACCGAACTACGCGAACATCAAAACCCTTTATCCAAAATACTCAACCCGGCAGCTGTCTCGATCAACGACAGCATTAATCTTTGGGCTTATATACAGGCCTTTTCCAAAGATCTCAAAAATCCCGTTGTAAAAAAACTACTGAAAAAAGTCTACAAGAACTTGACATAGTCTGGTTTTTTCTGTATAATAAGAGTATTATTAAACAACACACAGAAAGACCTTTTATGACTTATAAATTTAAGTACGAAGATGTGATCAAAAAGCCAAACCCAATGGCCAAAATTAATCCTCTCAAACGAGGTAGTGGTAAAACTGTATCTCTGCAAGATCGAGTTGACACACTTAATAAGAGTGCCGCTTGGAAGAAAACTACCAAATTGTGGAAGGCAATGGCGAAAACATTTGATCTTACAAGGTTGCCCAAAGTTTCTATGGAGATGCTAGGTGTACTAGATATAGATGAAGATATACAACGTGCTCTCGACGACAAACATTGTGCTAATAAAATTGCCAATCCAACCTTGTTCGATCCAGCATTGCTTCAGCCGGTTGTTTGTATTAAAACTTCCAAGGGTAAATTTATCAGCATTGACACCCAACACACAGTAAGCACTATTGCCGCTTTAATTGATGCAGGTTTCATGCCAGGTGTTTCTGACTGGAAAACGTTTGAGTATCCATTTACCTATATCGAAACCGATAATCTTGCCTACGCTCGCAGAGCATTTGGTATTCTCAACGGTAAAGGAAAAAAGAAGCAGTCAGCTTATCAAGACCTGCGTAATGCTGTCTTTACTATTCGTATCGACAAAGATACGACTGACGATGATGAAGTAGAGTTGGAAAGGAAAGTTGCGATTGCAGAAAAGCATAACTGCTTTCCTGTAGAAGTTGGTAGTGACTTGGCCAAGTATCCGGGTACATTTACTAACATTGCAACATTTCAAACTCTTAATGACAGTGAACTGACCATTGCATGCAATTGGCATAATCAGTACTTCCACTACGAAAATATTCACGTTAGTTTGTTCTTTGTATTCCGTGACTTGTGCCGCCAATTTGGTAGTGCCAAGATTAAATTGACTCCTAAGTTTCAAGACGAACTTGCGGCAATGGTACAAAGTTGCTTCGGTAATATGTCGCAGTTCCAGGAGTCTGTTACAGAAGCACATCGACGGTGGACTGTACAGCGTTATGGTTATCAAGCCGCATGGGATGATGATGCTTATGCCTGTGCTCTAATTCAATTGTATCAACACTTTGGTGGTAAGGAAAAAGTAGCTCCCACATTGCTCGATCACTTTGACGGACTTATTGAGTTCTTTGACGAAGACATTTTGAATTTGGCAGAATAATGTATTATTTTTATATTGTTATATCTGTCAGTGGGCGTATTGGGTTTGGTATTGCACAGGACATCAAAGAACGTAATAAACAATACTGCTCACATGCCGGTAGTATTGTTAACATGTTTGTCTACGGTGGTCTCCGCAATCATGCTAAAGCACTAGAACGTAATATTAAGACACAATACATAGATAATATTTGGGTAATCGAAGATTGGAAGACCGAATGGTTAACTGAAGATATCAATATAGAAAACTTTAAAGAGTACGTTGACGGATTAATTAGCGAAAGACACCACAGACTAACTCTAATTGCCGAAAACTATAATTTTACTCAAGATGTTCTAGATAATTAGTTGACAACACATAATTAATCTACTATAATAAATTATGACTAAAGATACCAGCTTTCGACATTGGTTACGTGAACTGTGGTTGCAAAATTGTGACGAACATCGAGACTACGGTGAGTTGCCCTTTACTATGGAAGAATATTTCCAACGCTACAAGTATTGGTTAAAAAGAGAGTTTAAACATCAGCAACGAAATGGAAAACAATAATACAGAAACGTCTATCAGCCTAGATCCAAATTTTGTGATTCAAGCTGTTTTAGACGATAAATTAGATAGTACAGGTGCAAAACTGTTATCAAATAGTCAATATAGACTTATTAAAACTTTAAAGGACAAAGATGAAAAACAAAGGTAAACTGCAAATCCCTAGCCGGCCAACCCAAACTCGTGCTAATGTTCCACAACCGAATACACCAAATCCGGTTGCACAGCAGGGTAAAACTCCAAGTGTAATGATTTTAATTCCAGCTATGGAAATGGTCAATGCAGAATTTGCTCAACACCTGGCCATGGCCTGTGCTAACCTAGTAGCCAACGGCATTAAGATCAATTGCGCATTTAACATTGGATCAGTGATCACCATTGCTCGCCGCAACTTAACAGACATTTTCCTTAAGAGTGACTTCGATTATGCATTTTGGATCGACAGTGACATGAAGTTTCCAATTGACACTCCAATACGCCTACTCAAACGTGGCGTACCACTAGTGGGCTGTAACTATCGTCGTCGCCGTTTCCCTAATCCAGGTTTTACCGGAATGATGGGTCAGCCAGGCGGATTTAAAGAATTAATCACAGATGACAACTCCCCAGCAATGCAGAAAGTCGATGTTTTACCACATGGTTGTGTAATGGTACATCGATCTGTTTATGAAAAAGTTTCACAGCCGCATTACTTACAAGAGTTTGTTCCAGAATTAAATTTGGAAATTGGTGAAGATATTTACTTCTGTAAAAAAGCAATAGACGCAGGGTTTGATGTTTGGTGTGATCACGAACTCAGTAAGGAAATATCACACATTGGAATTTTCCACTTTAACTATAATCTTTCCGTTCCACAATAAACAAAAAGGCATATCATGGATTTTGAATCAATCGAAGTACGTAAAGTAAAAAACGGTGTAGTAGTTGGTCTGCGCACCTCGGACGAAGATTGCGAGTATGTATTTGATACTAATCGCAAGGCCCTTCGTTTTGTAAAAGACTTACTTGAAGGCAAGACGCAACTAACAGAAAATTCATGATAACAAAATATAACATTAAAGATTCAGTGTGGATTCACATCGGCGAGCGCACTCTAACACAGGGTCGTGTTGTTGAAGTTATTGACCTAGCGCACCTTGAAGAAGGGCATGATCCAGAGCATGAACTGTATGTAGTTGAACTTAAATCAGGAATTGAGAACGTTTACGAAATTCGATCGTTTGATCAAATCAGTCCAGATGCTGACGGTCCTATTGGTCTGTTCCGCAAAGAAGACCATCGTATAACCAACCGAGCAATGACCAAGGTAGGAATGCCCTTGCCACAAGGTGTTATGGAATACGAACACGATGAGCCAACTCCTGAGCAGATTCATGCCGCAATGGAACGTAGCCAAAAAGCCATACAGCACGATCCTATTGCCAAACCTAAAAAATCTGTTCCTAAAAAACGATTCTACAAGAAAAAAACAGTGTGATCAAGATCCCTATTAATGGCGCTAATGCAGGATACTTGGCAGCTGAATGGTGCGAACAAAATCTTGTGTTTGAAGATTGGAACATGTGGTTGCAGAACGCTTGGGGTGACTACTTGTTTGAGTTTAAGAACGAGAAGGATGCCACACTATTTGCACTACGATGGGCACAATACGCATAGCGTAATATGGTTGCAGAAACTAAAGAAATTGTAGTACACACGTTTATCATGAGCGACGTGGATGACCCAGATCTCTATGCGGCGGAACCCTTGTATCAGTGGCAGAAAAGTGATGCTGGGAAATGGTGCATGGAAAACGCACTAGAAACTCCAATTTGGCACAGACACAACGATCCCGCAAGTTTTGGACATAGATATACCATTTCAGCTACCTTTGCCAAAAAGAAACTTACAGAGTTTTATCTACGTTTTGGTAAAGTTAGTCCTTGACAAAACCAAAGAAAGGCAGTATACTAGCAGTATGAAACTTACATCACTTGACCTAGAAATGAATCAGCCCTCGGGCAAAATTATCCAAATTGGTGCCGTTGTCGGAGATACCGAAACCGGAGAAATAAGTCAACGACTACGCATCTATGTAAATCCTGGTGAGCCTATTACCCCGTTTATCACAGAACTATGCGGCATTACACAGGAGCAAATTGATCGAGACGGCATGCCGTTGGATGATGCTTATCAGATCCTAAAAGATTTTCACCGCAAGTATACAGAGTTTCTTAATCCAATAACATGGGGTGGTGGTGACTCTGCAGAAGTACGTGAACAGCTTAGTCCTGCGGCACGTGAGGATTGGTGTTTTGGACGTCGTTGGATTGATGCTAAAACCTTGGTTGTCAGTCGCATGATCGGAAAAGAAAACCGAGTGTACAGCGGTGGCCTAGGTACTGCTATGACACGGTTTGGCCTAAAGTTTGATGGTCGCAAACACGATGCCCAGGATGACGCAGAAAACACTTTTAAGATTTATCACCATATGTTATACTTAATGAGACATGGAGAGTTCTAATGAGTGAGATTACCAGACACGGCGATACCTGTATGATCAAAATGGCAAAAAGTGCCAAAGAAACTCTAGCAGTTGTAGAATCATTTGAAGATAAGGTCAAGCTCAATGTAATTGTAAACAAGGCTGTTCGAATCAGCATGAAGTGGAACGGCAAGTGTTATGAAGGTCGTTCAACTGGAATGGACTTTGAGAGCAATGGACCAACGGTGAGTAAGTCACAGACAGGCGGAAGAGGATGAACGAGCGGATTAGACTACTTGCTGATGAGGCTGGACTAAGATTTACTCAACTGATGAGCAATCCAATGGTTCCTATTGTGGATGGTAAAGAAACAGACTTAGAAAAGTTCGCCCAGTTGGTTGCATCAGAGTGTGCTGATATTGCCCAAGCTGGTACAGCCATTGCAGTTAGTGATGCTATTAGAGAAAGATTTGGAGTTAAACTATGAAAGCACAAAAGCCAGCAGAAGGCATTTTAACACGTAAGGATTGGGGCGACTCAAAATCTTACGTTGTTACCTGTGAATGTTGCAGTGACGATCATACGCACAATGTTTGGGTAGAAGCAGATGAAAGCGGTATTACTGTTAATACATATACTATGCAAAAAACCAACTTCTGGTCCAAGACACGCTGGCATCACATTTGGACCTTGCTTACCAAGGGCTATGTTGAATACGAAGCAAACATTATTATGAGTCAGCAACAGGCATTGAACTATGCTGAAACACTAAAAAGTGCTATAATAGATGTAAGACAATTTAGAGAGAATAAGAATGGCTAGGACACACTACTGGAGTTGTACTAAATTCGCAGACTGGGTACGTGGAACACGCAAGCCCGAAGCCGTCACATGCGAGCAGTGGGACGAATGGCAAGATACCGCCAAAGGATATAACCCCTTGCGTTATTGGCTAGCTGAAGAAGGATTAGACTACATTTCTAATGTTGTCTATTTTATACCGGACAAATTATATGACGTCAAATATTATATTAACAACCGTTGGGTTACTAAAACTCATGCCCTTACCGCTCATCCTCGCGATATTCAGCGTGGCAGCTGGCGTGATGTTGGCGACAGGTTTTTGCCTTGCCTATTTAACGAGCTGGTGGATTTCGTCGAGGTCGAACTAGCATGGTGGCATATTGCTTGGGACAGTTCGGGCGAAGCTAAGAAGTACAAGCCACCGTTTTGGGCCCGTGGTTGGTTCCGTTGGAGAACGTGGCGTTGCCCACAAGCTGGACTAGACAATTTGGAATGGCAACGAAAATTAGTTTGGAATGAGGACGAGTTCCTAGATAAAGATGACCCACGATTTGGAACACCAACTAGCCAGGCTATTAAAGCACAAGAAATACTAGACCTATACACATGGTGGACCTGTACTAGAGTCAGTCGTCCTGATCCATATGAAGTCAGCGGTTGGACTGCGCACTGTGAAGCCATGCGTGAAAAATACGGCGGTGGTATAGCCAGTTGGGGCAAGGAAGATAAGAAGGAACGAGCACAGTCCACTAAAGCTCGTAAGTTGCTGGACAAGATGGAAGCAGACTACGAGAAAGAAGATGAAGCCATGATGATCCGTTTAATTCGTGTAAGGCGTGGACTATGGACTTGAGTATCGGCGAGCTTGTTTTAATAGGTGTAGTCATGTGGATTGTCAATCAAATCTGTTTGGGTATTATGGACGCATTTACCATTGTAAAACTACAAGAGCGAGTTGATGTTCTTAAAAAACTACAAGAAATTATCCATCAGGTTAAGATAGAAAAGCGTGACGATATTGAATATTGGTATGATGCTGATAGTCATCACTTTTTAGGGCAGGGCAGTACTACTGAAGAAGTAATTGCAGTACTTAAATTTCGATTTCCTGAGCACATATTTTTGCTAGAAGATGTTGGCGGAGTAGCGGCACAGACAGGCTGGAAGTTAATGACTCCGGAAGAGTTTAAACAAGTGCAGTTAACTATTATCAAATAACGGAAAGGTTATATCATGGCAACTCAAGAACAAAAACAGCAGTTAATAGAAGTACTTAAATTTACTCCACGGACCTATAAAATTAGCATGTGGGGATACGGTGGTGAAAAAGTCATGGGAACAGTCAGTCGTGAAGTATACGATTATTGTTTAGAAAATTGTGTTGACCTTTCTGAAATTGCTTGGGGCGATGAAGACACTGTCCAAGAAGAAATGAATCTTGATATCGACATGTTGCCATTCCCCCCAGGTTCGTGGTATGAGTGTGATAACATGGCACATACTAACGGTGTTAGCCGAAATGCTGGTACACTGCAAATTGAAGATGAAAACGGCAACGTAGTTTTTGAAAAGTCTTTAGATGATATTACCGGCGGCGCAGATGATGAACCTGAATGGAGTTGCTTTGATGAAGCATGGATCGGTAGTAAACCTGCTGGTACTGTGGTGTTTATTGGTACTAGTAACGAAAAGGGCACATTCTTTGAAGGTGAGATTGAACTGACTGCACCGTTTGACATCACTAAACTGACCTTACAATACGATGAGATTGACGGCGAGGAACTGGTCAACTGTGTGCAGTACAACGGCGAAGATATCGACAACAATGGTGGCGGCACAGACGGTAAGAGTTCAGACTTTGGCATGTATGTTGTGATAGACAGTAACACATGGGAAACTTATAATCCGGAAGAGAAAGATTGGGGCCATCCAGAGTATGGTACAAGCCCAAGCTCTTGGGAACAGTCTAAGACATTTAAATTTGCTAAACAAAAACCCACTATCCCAGGGTATTACAATGCTGTATGGAAAAATTATGGCACCACTACCGGGTCGCTGTACTGGAATGGCACAGAGTTTGGCGAATGGGAATACGGCAAGTTTAAACCAGAATCGGGGGTAGAGTCTTGGTCTGGTTATAACTGGGACACAAGCTCGTGGGTCAACCAACCACCAGAACCACCTAATATCGTTTGTGATAATAAAGAGTGTGAGTGGATCGGTAAGAGTGATGCTCGAATTACTGATGAAAATTTTGATGAGCATTGTCCTGACTGTAACGGCACAGACTTCAGTTGGATTGATTATGATCCGGATACTAAAGAAGGGAAAGCTAATCGTGCCAAGTATTGTCAACCCTGGGATCCAGCTACATCATTAGATAGAATAGTAATCGCACAAGGAGATCCAAATGATTTGTAAAACTTGTGGTAATGAATACTCCGAAGATTGCAACCATCGTCAGGGTCGTTGCCCACATCATGCTCCAATGATCTCAGAATATCAAAAGAGATTTTATAATTTAATTGAGTTTTTTAAAAATATCTTTAACAGAGATGCTAGATAACCGTCCAGACCTAGAAGAGGACATGTACCTGTCTGAATGGTTTCGAAACAAGATCAGAGCCAGCAAATCATTTAGCCAAAATCTCTATGCGGCTCTGTGTAATAACGAGTTCCAAAAACTCGAAGTAGTTCCAATCCTAAAAGAAGAAACGTGGGCCTGTAGTTGGAGATCAGCTGGTGGCATAGTTGCCCGTATCCGAAAAGAGAGCGACTATATGGATTGGTACTGTTCAGGCATACATGCCTTTTCTAGCGATCAAGAAGACTCCTATTATGTCCAAAATAAGTACGTTCCAGAAGGCACTATTACGGACGAAATACGTGAAGATCTCCAAAAATTAGGCTGGGTTCCGCTTGACAAAACCAAAGAGTGACTGTATAATATATACATACACTAACAAAACAGGAGTTGAAAATGGCAGTAGCAAAAAAGAAACGCATTACTTCAGTAGATATTCGTGAAGCTCGTAGCAAGGATCATAGTCCAAAATGGGATGGTTGCGAAGCGTTACTGGCAAATGAATTCCATCGTAAATTTAAAAGTGCTATGGATTGGTATCGTTTGGAAAAAACTGCCAAAGAGTTGAAGCCAAAGGTTATCGATTGGATGGCTCGTAATGAATACACCAAGTCTGAAATCTCAGCATTTAAGAAAACCAAAGATAATCGCTGTAATGGTACTGTTGGTGCTATTGCTGCTTGCCTGCTCAAAGGTATGCCGGAACAGCGAGTGGATTTTAATGACGGTCGTGACACAGCAGAATGGTTGCGTGGTGAGATTGCTAAGATTATCAACGAAGGCCGTAACGACATTGATGAGGAAGCAGTTGCTGCTCTCGAAGCCGCCAGGCCCGCAGTATATGTTCCTAGTATCCAAGAACGCCTGCGTGATGCCGCTGGACAAATGACTGAAGACTTAGATGCGGCCATTGATGCGTGGATTATGGATCCAGAAACGTTTGATCCAAAGGCATTTAAGGTTGTTTCATTGTTGCGTGGCAAGGGTGTTAAGCCAGCTCACGCTCGTATGGTTAAGGGTTTTTACGAGTCTATGCTTGCAGAAATTGAAGAAGCACAGACTAAAGACTGTGAAGAACAACTAGCAGAAGCATACGAGCATTACGGCAAAAAGAATCTTAAGAAAATGCAAGAGTTCCTACAGGCAGTTATGTCAGGGTGCGATCAGATCATTGGCGAGGCTAAACTCAACAAGGCCCCTCGTGCTAAGAAAGCAGTTCCAGCAGAGAAGTTGGTTGCCAAACTTAAATTCAAAGCAACAGATGACAAGTTAGGTGTTACCAGCGTACCATCTGTACAGATCATCGGTGCCAGTGCCTGTGTAGTGTACAATACGAAGTCGCGTAAGATTGGATATTATCAGGCTAAAACAAGCGCAGGACTTACTGTTAAAGGCACTAGTATTGATAACTTTACAGACAAGAGCGCACAAAAGACGCTTCGCAAGCCAGAGATACAGTTGCGAGAGTTTAAGGAACAGAATACGCAGAAACGTGTAGAAACATGGATTGGTAACATCAAGGCCACTGAGGTAGCACTCAATGGACGTATTAACGCAGAAGTAATGATATTGAAAGTATTCAAATGAACCAACGCATTAAAAAACTCGTAAGTCGGTCATTTACTGACGAGCAAGGTGAACGATTTGATATTGAAAAGTTTGCCGAGTTGATTGTTGAGGAATGTGCTGGCAAGGTAGATAATATCCTGCGTGAGCGTAAGGATGGTGGCGGAACTATGGGCGATGAGATTAGAGAACATTTCGGAGTGAAAGAATGATACTAGGACTAGAACACGTGGGTAGTACCCACAAATGTAATGTATGCTCATGTGAGTTTACCGACGACGAAGGTGGAGTACAAGGCTACTTTGGAATGTTACCTGTAGCATTTTGCCCAACCTGTTATAGTTCAATGTTCGATATGGTGCAACAGGATATGGAAGGTGCGTTTGAATGACAGAACTAGTTAGATGTTTAGATTGCAAGCATCGTAAGGTTACTGTAGCTGATTGGTTTATTTCTTCTTCAGCAAGATACCGAGGAGTGTGCTTAAAAGCATGGGTACCAGAAAAGCGTGAGTTTGATCCTGTATTAGGAGAACAAGTTACTAAAGGGCATTTTGATAGTCCCGGAATGGCTCGAGCACGTGACGGAGCCTGTAGTAAAGAAGGAAGATTTTGGGAACCAAAAAATCCAAAGGACATGTTTAAGTTTATTAAACATGTGAGCACGTAATGACATCATTAAAAGAACATTTGATCATGTGGCCGACGCTGGCGGCATTGTTTTTGGCAATGTGCGGATTATTATATGGTATTAGTAATCTACTACCTGATCAGAAAGCAGTGTATGATTGTAGTATAGCAGAGATTAGTTTAGACTTTACTCCTGCTATGAGAGAAGAATGTCGTAAAATTAAAAAGGAAACAAAATGAGCCTTATCCCAATGGTGGTAGAAAAAACAAGCAGTGGCGAACGTGCCTATGACATTTATAGCCGCTTGCTCAAAGAACGTATTGTGTTCTTAAACGGTCCAGTTGATGATCATTCAGCTAACGTAATCGTAGCTCAGTTGCTGTTTTTAGAATCAGAGGATTCAGAAAAGGACATTAACTTCTATATTAACTCACCAGGCGGCGCTGTATCATCAGGTTTGAGCATTTATGATGTTATGCAGTTTATTAAACCGGACGTGGCAACCTATGTTATGGGTCAGGCCTGTAGTATGGGTAGTTTTCTAGCACAAGCAGGAGCACCCGGCAAGAGATTTGTATTGCCAGAAGCCCGCACAATGATACATCGTGTTAGCTCGGGTACACCCGGCACACGTGGCAGCGTACATGTGCAGGATCTGCAGTTTGAAGATGCCAAACGATCCTTCGAAGAATCAGTCCGTATCAATAAACGCCTAACAGAATTATATGTTCGTCATAATACTGCGGGCAAGACCTACGAAGAACTTTTTGAAACCATGAAATTCGATACATTTTTAAGTTCTGAAGAAGCAGTTGCATATGGTCTTGCTGATCAGATTGTAAGTAAACGCCCAACAGATAATCTATGATAGTTTAATTTCCTTGATAAGTGAGATAATTATGAGTATGGGGACAAAATTCTCATCAGGCATATATAGGCTCACTACAAGGAAATTAAAATGAAAACATTAACAAGACATATAACAGATTTAAAACGTATCGAAATTCAAAGACGCTGGTGGCTAATGCTCAGCGCCGTTGTAACCTCCACTATCGGATATATAATATTTGAATGGCAGACCGTCCACGATCTAAAATTAGGCTGGGCTATTGTTTCCCTTTCACTGATATTGGCGGTTGTTTGGTGGTATTGGACTATGAGAGTTATTCGGTGTTTTATCAATTTTAGAAAAGAAGAAACTGAAATCCTAATGGATATTGTTCGAGAAGTTCGAGAAATCAAAGACCAAGTCAGAAAAACTTTCAAGCAATAGTTGACAATCTAAATACAGGTGTTATAATAGTTATATCCGGACTAGGACGCTCATCCCGGAATATAAACTCTGCGTGTCATTGCTAATCTTAAGGAGACAACAATGGCAAAGTATTATTCAACAAAGCATTATGGACATAACATCGGGCTAAGTGCCGTATTCCGCCAACCAAACGCAGATCACAGTCACTGTCATCTACTACATGGCTATAGTCTGGCATTCACATTTACATTTGGCTGTGATCATCTAGATGATAAGAATTGGGCAGTGGACTTTGGTGGTCTTAAAAAGCTCAAGGCCTGGTTAGAGGATAGCTTTGATCACAAGCTGGCTCTGGATCGTTCTGATCCACACTTGGCCAAGTTCCAGGAACTGGAAGCATTGGGTCTAGCGGAAACCAGGATCTTTGATGGTGTAGGCGCAGAAAAGTTTGCCGAACATGCTTTTAATTTTGCAGATCGATTGATACGCAAAGAATCCAAAGGTCGTTGCTATTGTGTGCGAGTCGAATGTGCTGAACACGGTGCTAATTCGGCTATATACGAAGGTTGATTTTTACCAAAATCTGTGTTATAATTAATGTATGACACAGACACTTAAACGTATAGGATTTCCTTGTAAATGGATCACTGATCCCAGCGAAATCGATGGCATGAAAATCAATGCCGCTGACAGAGAGCTCAATACTACTACCACTACAGTAGCTTGGCTAAACCGACAGACTAAAGAAGTAGCAGAACAGCGGCTTTGGGATATCATGGTACACAATCTCAGCGCCATTTATAAACTTATAGAAAAGGTAGGCGGCCTAGAAAAACATCTTCGAATGGTGCGTATCAGTAGCGACATACTTCCCGTCTATACTCAGCGCGATTGGTCTTACTTTTGGCTTCGTCCAGATGTTGTTGCCTACTGCGAGAAACATTTCATGCAGGTGGGTGATCATGCTAGGCTTCGCAATGTTAGATTGTCTTTCCATCCCGGACAGTTTACAGTAATGGCGAGTGAAAATCCAGGTATAGTGGAACGATCAATAGAGGAGTTTGAGTATCATGCCAATATGGCTCGTTGGATGGGCTATGGACAAAAGTTCCAGGACCTTAAAATTAATGTACATATCAGCGGCAAGCGAGGTCCTGAAGGTATTAGAGAAGCATATAAGCGGCTTAGCCCAGAAGCACGTAATTGTCTTACACTTGAAAACGAAGAAAACTCATGGGGACTCGACGACTGCCTTAGTCTCAGTGATATCATACCCACGGTCTTAGACGTACACCATTTCTGGATACGTGAGGGAGAATATATTCAGCCCAACGATCCTAGGATGTCAAGACTACTAGACAGCTGGCGCGGTGTTAGGCCCACTATGCACTACAGTATTAGTAGAGAGGACTATCTTGTAGATCATAATCCTAATATAATGCCAGATTATAAAAAGCTATTAGAACAGGGATTTAAGAAACAAAAGATGAGAGCCCATTCAGAACTCTACTGGAATACACCAGTAAATGAATGGGCTCTGGGGTTTCTCAACACACACGATATCATGGCAGAGAGCAAGGGGAAAAATCTTGCATCATTTGCTCTAGCCGAGCAGGCTAAATCTCTTACTTTGCTTTAGGCTTACGAGTGGTCTTGGCTTTGGCAACTGGTTTGTCGCCTGTTGCTTTAGGCTTGCGAGTAGCTTTTTTCACTTCAACAACTGGTTCAGCAACTACAACTGGTTCAGCAACTACAACTGGTGTTTCTACTTTGTATGGAGCGGCTTCTACAATTTCTTCTTTCTTACGAAAGAATACAAAGTAAGCAACTACAGCAATAACAACAAGTCCAATGATGATTTCCATTTTAAATTTCCTTATATAAAAATGTATGTACTTTATTTAAGCCTATAAATAACCATAGTACAAAAAAAGAATTAGGTGTCAAACGCTGATTCGCCGTTGAGCCACATTGGCTGTGCTATAAGAAGAAATAGGAAAAATTCTTTGCTTGCGGATCCTCAGATGTCCTATTGACCGTTTAACAGAATATTTAACCATAAAAAGAGCCATGTTTAATTTTATCAAATATGTAGTAGAAGGCAAGGACATTAAGAAGCTGGAGCAGTTTCCTCTGAGCTACCCACGCGATGGGCTAGGTCGTAGCCTGAGCAAACAGACTATAGACTATCATTATGGCAAACTGTATAAAGGCTATGTTGATCGATTTAATGCAGGGGAAGGAGATGCTGACTTCAATGAAGCAGGAGCATTTTTACATTCTATCTACTTTAGCCAATTCAAATCTCCTAGCGGATCAAACAAGCCTGTAGGTGCCAGTTTAGAATTTATCCAAACACATTTTGGTACCTTTGACAAATGCAAGGCCGCTGTTGAAAAGATCGCAATGGGTATACAGGGATCAGGGTGGGTGTATATTGCTCAAGATGGCAAAATTAAAACCATAGTTAATCACGAAATCAAGAAAGATATATTGTTGTTGATCGACTGGTGGGAACACTCTTTTGCTCTTGACTATCAAGCTGATAAAAAGGCCTATCTAAACAACATATGGAAGATCATTGATTGGACAGTTATTAACAACCGACTATCAACCCAAGGTTGATTTACCCCACTAAATGTAGTATAATTAATCCATGCTAAAAATAAAAAATATAACAGCAGTATCTGAATCAAATCCATTGTTACAAAACGTCAACTTAGAAATCAAAGCTGGTGAGATTCATGCTGTCATGGGTCCAAAACACAGCGGCAAAAGTGCTCTAGCACAGGTCATTGCTGGCCATCCTAGCATACAAATAACTGAAGGTACTATTACTTTTAAACGTAAAAAGATAGAATCATTAGAAGCAGAACTTAGATACCGGCAGGGTATATTTGTCACAGCCCAGCATCCACCAGAGTTTGACAGTCTTACCAACTGGGAGCTGATTGAAGAGCTATACGGTAAAGATGGCAGCGATATTTCTGATTTACAACTTAAATATACGGCATGTTGTGAACTATTAGAATTTAGTCCAGACCATGGAGATCATATTTCCAACAGCATGGGCATGACTGCGAGTGCTTCAAAACGCAATGAGTTAATACATATGATATTATCAGATCCAAAGATGATTATCATAGATGAAATAGATGTTGGGTTATCTGATAAAGATGCTGTATTAGTAGCAATATTATTAAAAGATTATTTGAGAAATAAAGATAGAGGTTTTTTAATAATCACACACAGTCAAACACTGTTAAAAATATTAGAACCGACACACGTACACCTTATGGTAGCAGGTGAAATTAAAATGTCAGGTGACACAGAACTTTATACAAGGATCATCGAAGATGGGTATTCAGAGCTTTCTTAAAGCAAAAAAAGGCGATCCTGACTGGGCATTTACTCCAGAACAGTATTTTGATAAAGAATTTAAAATTATCGATGCTAACATGATCGAATTAGGTCAGGGAAAAATAGACAGTATTGTCCTACGACAAAATCCAACCGAGCGTGAAATGCTGGCCAAGCATTTGCGAATTGATGTTCGTGAAAATGCCACGCTGGATCTGGCCATTATTAACGAAGCATCAGATAAACTACAGCAGGTGTTTATCTATGATATTCGAGTTCGCGAAGGCGGCCATATTAATATGGGACTGTTTATCAAAGGTGGAACATTAAACAAGCACATTATTCAGGTCATTCTCGATGATGGCGCTAATTTCAATGCCTACGGACACGCTATAAACACAGTAGGCGGAGACTGCGAGATCATTACCAAAATTGAACAGACAGGCATGTACAGCGTCAGCAACCAATTCTTCACTTGCGAAGCTGGCAAGGAAAGTCAAACTGTATATCAAGCCATGGTTAATATAGAAAAATCTGCCAATTACTCTCAAGCAGGAGTAGAAAATATAAATCTAATTATAGGGCAAGGAGGACTATGCCACAGTGTTCCCGAAGTGTTTAATCAAACAGACTCTTCTAGAGTCAATACTGGAACAGCAACCGAGCTAATGGATCGTGAACGTACCTATTATCTACAGACTCGAGGAATGAGTCAGGCTGCCGCAGAAGCATTGTTGATAACCACGCATAGAAATCAAGTGCTAAACATCATTCAACATGCAGAAATGAAAGAAGAAATAAAGCAGTTGTTAATTGGTTAAAGTTTACTGATATCATCAGCACTTGATGCAGGACGATCCCAAATTGTCCTGCGTTCTACACCTTTGCGTTGAGCAAAGCGTTTGGCATCACAATTCCCACAGACATGAAAATGATTGTTTCCAAGTCGAGAAGGTGCCATCTTGGACTTATCACGTTCAAATAGTTCTCTACAGTTGTCACACCTGAGAACAGCCACAGTCTTGACCTTTTTATATTCATGCAGCTGCCCTAACTTGCTTGGCCTAAAATAGGCAGTTACAATTGATTTTAACTTAATCAGCATAGTGTATTTACATTATGATTACAAAATTATTTGGTAAATACTCTAAGCGACATTACGTAGGAGCTACCATGGCCACTGGAAATAAACAGAACATTAATATTGGTATTCAGTCAAACGACGGTACCGGAGACAGCATTAGAGATGCATTTAGAAAGACTAATGAAAACTTTCAAGTACTTTTTGATGCTGCTGGATTAGATAATGGCCTTAGATTTACTGAATTAGCCGATGCTCCTCAGCAACTAAATGGTCAGCAGATCATTGTAACTGTTCCAGATACAGATCTAAGCGACCCTACAAACGTAACGCTAACCCAAGTTAGTCTAGTTGGCGGCCAAGGCATTGGAATAGATTACAACTATGCGGCTGGCAAGTGGACTATTAACAACACTACCAGTAGTTTGGCTACTGACCCTGCTCCGTTTCTTTCGGCCAATCTAAGCGGTACAAGCACTTTTAGAGCTGTGAAATTTGCTGATCCAATTGCTGACCAAGATCTAGTAACTCGCAAATTTCTATATGATAACTTCCTCAACCGTGACGGCACCTATCGCTCTGGCACAGAAACAAATACCAGTACATTTACAAGTGTAACTACAGGTAGTACCCTACGCACCAATATTCATTTATTAACTACAGCAACCACATCCACTCATTTGGTAAACAAAGAGTATGCCGATAGAAAAATATCTCTAGCTGGTGTGGATACCATTGATCCAGCAACTGGATCTGTTAATACCAGCTCTGGAGTAATGACTGGTCCATTGATCCTATCAAGAGATCCAATCACATCAGACGATATTGACTATGAAGGTATGATTGCTGCCACTAAGAAGTATGTTGACAGTAACGATTTCTTTAGTAGCAACAATTTGTTCATCACCACAAAGGGTAGAGATTATCAACCTGATGTTCCTGCCGAACGTCGTGGCCGTTCTTGGGCACATGCCTTCCGCAGCCTAAACGAAGCGGCGCAGTACGCTGAAGCATTAATCGCTACCAGTCAGATTCAAGTGGGTGATTATGCTAGACTTATTACCTATGACAATGGCACTGCCGCAACAGTTGCAGCAGTCGGTGCACGTGATGCAAACAATCTAGTATTTTTAGATTTAGATGTTGGCCTACAGGGATCTGATCAAATTGGCACTGTTGAGACTGGCCGTTATACCATATTTCCCGGACAATATGTTCAAGGTGTTGACAGTTTTGCTATTGGATTAATTCAACAAATTACCAAGGCAGACAGTCCCGGTGATGTAGAAAGATATACTATCGAGTATATTGACTACGGTGACGACTTTGCAACTGATATTACCACATCAATTCCTGATGTTATCAACTTCCCAAATCGGGTTAAGATGACATTTGATCAAGATAAGATGGTTCCGATTCCAGAGTTTTGGATTGGATACGAATTTTATACCGACTCGGGTGTGCCCAACGGTATTATCGTTAGTGCTACATCAGAGATTGATAGTCGTGGAGTATATTACGGATCATTTATTGTGGAATTTGAGCCTGGATCGGCTCCTCCTCCTGGCCAAACGTTTCTGGCCGATGACTGGCATGTCTACAGTGGAGATTTCATTCCTGGTGAGACTGTTGTATATAATACCAACGTAAGTGCTTTACAGATTTCGTTTATGATGGAGTCTGGCGAGTACAATGAGCAACATCCGATCAAATTACCAAATAACACATCCATACGCGGTGATGAATTCCGCCGTGTTATTATTCGCCCAACTAGAGGTATTAGTAGCAGTCCTTGGGCAAATACATATTTCCGTAGAGACGCTCAGATTGATGGTCTACAAACTGTTGCATTAGATACCACCACTAACTATGCATCAGCTGGTACACTTAATGGCTCAGCTGTACTGCCAAGTGGTTCAAGTGGCTATGCAACCTTTTCACTGTCGCAAGGCTCCTTCCCCGAAGCACGTCTTGGATACATGTTTGTCGGTAATGGCGGACAGGGTGTTATTGTATCATCATCCGAAGCTGGCTTTACTGTTAATCTTGGAACTCCATTGATTAACGTTAATGAGATTGCAGCAGGGGATTGGTACATTTATCGACCATTTAATTATGGTTATCATTATTTGCGTGATGCTAGTCGTCCAATAAATGTCTTTATTGAACAGGCCAATCCGGGTGGTTTAGTAAATGCTGCGGCGCTGATAAAAGATAATCGTGCAGGTTTACAAGCAGAAGTCATATCATTTTTAAATAGCGAATATCCAGGTCTTGTATACGATCAAGCCAAGTATTCTCGCGATATCGGTATTGTCATTGACGGATTAATATATGATATAACCTACGGTAGTTGGAACAAAACAATCAATGCAGGGGATGCTTACGTTGTTGCTCCTGGGCAACAAGTAGAAACAGTAGCAGCCGTTGAACATCTTGGATTCTCACTACAAGATCTTATCAATGCTAACCCTGTTGAACCAACAGCAGGTATAGTAATTGCTGACTTGATTCAAGCATGTTCTAAAATTATTAACAATGATCCAGCTTATAATCCGCCAAAGAACAATGCTGACATGGATGTGTTCTTATGTAATGATGCCAACGTAATTCGTTATGTTAGCTGTCAAGGGCACGGTGGGTTTATGATGGTGCTAGATCCAGATGGACAGATTAAAAACAAATCACCATACTGTCAGACTGCTTCGTCATTTTCACAGAGTATTGCTAAACAAAGATTTGCTGGTGGTATGTTTGTTGACGGATTCGCAGGTAATGTGTTAGCTCGTCCGCTTACAACAACATTTACTAATCCAGTACAACTTCCTGTTAAAGGACTAGTTCGTCGTCCCCAAGTTCCTACGTTCTTTAACATTAAAGGTGTTCGGTACGAAGTTAGTTTCTTTGCCGACTATCAACCCGATCCTGATGCTCCAGGAACATATACTGCAACATTATATCTAAATCCTCTAGTGCCGGGTGGTATTCCTAACACTGTTGAAGTAAATGACACAGTTGGTGGATTTAGTACCTCAACAAACTATATTCCTATCACTATTCAGCAACCAACAGGAGTAGGCGGAGTTGTTGCCACCGGCTATGCCGTGAGCGACTCATCGGGCAAGATTACAGATATTGTTATAGATTTTCCAGGCACTGGTTATATTGAAACACCACAGATCACTGTAGGTGGAGCGATTATCAATAATCTAACAATTTTCAACGGAGTTGTTACCAACGCCAGTCTTGTCACTGGTGGTGCTGGATATGCTGTAGGAACCCTAATTAAATTTAGTCCACAGTATCAGGCAACAACAACTGCAGCAACTGGTATTGTTACTGCGGTAGATGAGAATGGTGCAATTACTGCATTTAGTATTACTGGAGGCGGGACCAACTGGGATCCACTAAACACCGACTACCTAGTAGAGTTTGGCAATTTATCTATCGGTGTTCCAGCATCTGTATCTGGTTTCATTGGTAGTGTTGAACTTGACGAAAACGGTGAGCCTACTCCAATTGAATTGATCACTGCGGGTAATCGATCAATGTTGGCCAATGACTACACACAGGTCAACGATCTAGGTTATGGTATTCTATGTACCAACGGTGGCTTGGCAGAAGATGTATCTATGTTTACATACTATTGCTATCGTGCTTATTATTCATGTAATGGTGCGCAGATTCGTTCAACAACTGGATCATGCGGCTATGGTATATATGCGTTAACTGCTGAAGGTTCGGATCCCAACGAAGTGCCGACTAAGGTAACATTATCATCACCATTGGTTCAAGTGGCCACCGCATATGTAAACAATCCACTATTCCCTGCGCAAGCAGATCAGGCGTACATTTATGTAACAATTGATCCTCTCAACGGTGGATATCCTCCGCTTAACGGTAGCCAGGTTGAAATCAATCACGACGGTATTATTAGAAACTACAGTGTTGGCTCAGCAGCACCGGCATTAAATTCTCAAAATCAGTTAATTACCAATACCTATCAGTTGTTCTTTAATGCTGGCAATATTGCAACAACTTCTGAAGGCACCGGTCTATTAACTGATGTTCCAAACGGTGCTCCGGTTATCATTAGATCTGAGACACTGTTTAGATTTACTGGATTAGATCCTTCCACCATCGGCAGACCAAGTACTTCGTTGGTAATGGATGACGATACAACTCAAATTTATCCCATCACTGGATTCTCAACAGTACAACCAGACGGTTCTGTGTTGATTTATACTCTTGATGATTACAACTATATTACATTCCAAGCAAGAGATCAAGGTGTAGTTACTCCTACACTGATATTTGGCGGGTCTGAGTATTCGAGCAACGATACAACTATAACAATTGCCACCGCTAATTTAGTATCAGGTATTACAAGAACAGTAAATGGTGAACAAGGTGTTGGTACTATCGGTATTCAGATATTAAATATGACCAGTACTGCTGGTATTTTAGTAGGGCACCTTGTAACTGGTGCGTCTATTTTACCAGATACTGTTGTTACCTATGTTAATACTACCACAAATAAAATTGCGCTTAACTTACCAACTGCTGGATTTATAGCTGACCAAGTTGCGTTAACATTTACAGCCACACCTCCGATAGCAAGGGCCATTGTTAATTCTGGAACAGTTACTGACATCATTATTGACGAGGGCGGCATTGGTTGGAACAGCACAACCACTAATATTTTTATTACCGGTGCTGGAGTAGATGCACGTGTTAAGTCTCCTGTGGACATTGCTGGTGTTATTGGTTCTAGAACTGTTAAAATTTCAACGCTGGACATCACTAGTGAAAATAGAATCCAAGCAGGATTAGTTCGAAATCCCCCACGTTATTATCAGTTTGCTCATGATACACAAGTATACAAAATAACTGCCTATCGATCACCGACTGATCTAGGTCAATCCTGGGCTGAAATCGATCTCGATCGTCCTCTAGTTCGTTCGATGGCCAAGGGTACTGTGCTGCGAGCAGGTGTTCAAGTTAGTTCAGGCGGTGAGGTTACTTCTAAGATCTCTACCATGCGAGCTACTGGGCATGACTTCTTAAACATTGGTACTGGTGGATACGCTACTTCTAGATATCCAAACGATCTATACGGACCTCCTTTATTGGCAATTAGTCAAAGTCAAGAGATCACTGAGATTAACAAAGGCCGTGTTTATTACATGAGCACTGACCAAGACGGTAACTTCCGTGTTGGTAAGGCCCTAACTGTTAACCAAGCACAGGGATCAGTAAGTATTAGTGTTCCATTAGATCTAAGTAATCTAAGTGCTATTAGTCTACGTCGTGACTTGGGGCCTCCTATCAACGAGTTCTCAATTGACAACACAATGATCACCGAAGCTGATTATAAAGTTCCAACTGAACAGGCCGTAGTTAACTATATTAATCGTCGACTGGGTCTTGACCGCAACGGCGCCATTTATCAAGGTTCACCATTAGGTCCACAGTTTGTGGCCAGAGATGGATCATTAGTTATGACTGGTCCATTGAACATGGGCGAGAATATAATTTATAATGTCAGCACACCAAGAGCAGGCGGCGACGGTGCTAGTGATGCTGCCAACAAGGACTATGTAGATACAAAGATAGCCAACGATGGTACTGCGGCTGTTGACGTAAACGGTATTACAAGACGTCCACAGTTTGGTAACATGACCGGTAGTCTACAGTTGTATCGCGATCCTGAAGTTAAAACTGCTGTTGTAGCTACAACTGCTACAATTGGCGCTACAGAATTATTCTTTGAGTCGTTGAGTTCAGACACATATGAACAGGGTGATTTTTTCCAACACCAGGCTAACGGTGCTGGAATTCCAGCTGGTACTATTGTAAGTGCAATTGGTCAAGTTTCAGTATCCTTGGGATTGTCGACAGCAATAACCAGCGCAATAGAACCTGGTACTGTGATCAGCTTTGATCCAGTTGTACAAGCATCAACAAAACGATATGTAGATAAAAATAAACAATTAAGTAAATTAGTTGATGTAGCGTTGACTGCTACTGAAGACAAAGATTTCTTAATGTTTAACAGTACTGTGATTCCAGTTAATACAACAACTAATCCGCCAATATATGAGTCGACAAGACAGGTAGTTAATGTTTCTAACAACACAGCAACCATTGTCAACACTCCTACAAGCCTAGGTGGTGGTAGCGATATTACTGTTGATAGATCAACTGGACTAGCAACATTTAAACTGGTAGGCGGACAAGGATCTAATAATCCTATCACTGACTATCAAGTAAACGATGATGCACAGATCGCTCAAAGCAAATTATTCTTAACCGCTGCTACAACCAGCGCAAGTCCTCCAATAGGTACACAACGTCAAATACAGACCAGTTTAGGTTCTGCACAGTTTGACAATGTGATGTTTACCGCTAATAATGGTTGGGTCAGTTTACGTACTGCTACTTCTATTGCCAACGGCATTAAGACTGAGAAGATGGCCTATATTCCAGCAGGTGGCGGCCTATTGGGTGCTACAAATACAGCGGCAGCTACGTCAGCTACTTATGTGTCAAGTTCTTCAATTAAGACTTGGTTAGGTAATGAGGCAACTGCTTGGTCATTTGCAGGAGATCTAATACCCAACGAGGATGGAGTACAGCGTTTAGGTACAAGTGCTAGAAGATGGCAAAACTTGTTTATCTCAAGCACTGCGACAGTAGACGGTGGACTAGTTCTCAACACACTTGCTAGAATTTCAACAAATCAAACTACTGCTGAAATCTTTACTTCTACAGTAACAACATTGAACATAGGAAGTACAGATGCGACTACGTTAAATCTAGGTAATGCGGCTACTACAGTAAGGCTTGGTGGAACTTCAGGTACATTGACAGTAGGTAATCCAATTGTAGTAGGTACTCAGCTTTCACAGGACTTGTTTAACTCAGTAGCAACAACATTGAACATAGGTAGTGCGGCTACTACAGTAAGGCTTGGTGGAACTTTAGGTACATTGACAGTAGGTAATCCAATTGTAGTAGGTACTCAGCCTTCACAGGACTTGTTTAACTCAGTAGCAACAACTGTTAACGCATTTGGTGCAGCCGCTACACTAAACATAGGCAACGCTAGCGGTACAAATTTAATTCGAGGAACAACCACACTTAATACATTGGCAGCTGCTGTCGGTGGTAGTACTGTTACTGGCAACTGGACTCTCGATCCTGGTGCAACATTCCAAGCAACCTACGCTGACTTGGCAGAGTGGTACTCAGCAGACACCGAATATGAGCCCGGCACAGTGTTGGTGTTTGGTGGGGATCGAGAACTTACAACTACTGCTAAAATTAACGACACAAGGGTAGCTGGTCCAGTTACCACTAATCCGGCATACACTTTAAATGCCGCACAGAAAGGCACTCGAGCATGCATCGCACTTCAAGGGCGAGTGCCTGTTAAGGTAGTTGGCACTATTAAGAAAGGTGACTTATTAACAACATCTACAATTCCAGGGTATGCTTGCCATGCTGTTAATCCACAAGTTGGAACCATCATAGGCAAAGCACTTGAGGATAAAGCGTTTGAAGAAGGTGGTATTATTGAAGTAGCAATAGGAAGAAACTAATGACTGCTCCAGTCTGGATTACTTCAGCAGGGTTTTTAGGAACCCTAACTGAAAGAAGAACCGTTTCTATTCCAGTAATTGCCACTGGAACAAACATTATCTATTCCATTATCAGTGGGCAACTGCCTTCTGGCCTGTATCTTAATACCTCCACTGGAGTTATATTAGGAACTCCTGTTTCAGTATCATTAGATGTCAATTCAAAATTTGTTGTTAGAGCACAAAATAACGCTGGACTTGCTGATCGTACATTTACATTTACCACCACTGGACCTACTGAACCGCTTTGGGTTACACCCGTTGGATCATTGCCGGTGGGATTAAATGGTGAATATTATGCCATTAACCGTGAGTATGTTGACTACTCATTTAGGGCAGAAACCGACATACTGGCAACTGGCAAGAAACTAAAATATTTTATCGGCGACAACGACGGCAATCTTCCTCCCGGATTAACTCTAACTCAAGATGGCAAACTTCTTGGCTATATAAAAGATAGTTTAGTTATTGATGTCGATGCTAGTCTTAACGGAGGATACGACCTTGACCCATATGATCGCTATCCGTATGAATACGGTACTATGGATGTTAACGTAGTTGACACAGCACGACCACAAAACATAAAAAAAATATATCAATTTTATGTTACTGTGACCGATGGTGTCGTTAGTTCAAGACGACAATTTAATATTGAAGTGATCAATCCAGATACCCTAAGAGCCGATACTTCGTTTATTCAAATTGACAGCGTGATATTTGATGCCAGTGCTGGTTACCTATTAGCACCAATATGGCAAAGTAAATATGGTGACAAACTGCCTGCGGTCAGTAACCTGGGTTCATTTAGAGCAGGTCGTCAACAGATTCTTACAATTTATGACTTTGATCCGTACCCAGAAGATGGTCCAACAGTATTTGACTGGAGCACACTGGCAGTTAATCCAGATATAAAATTAGTAACTGACGGACGTGTTAATCCAGCTGGCTTACCATCAAAGAATCTAAAAGGACAAAACGCAATCTATTTTAAAAACGCAACTGTATTTCCTGTAAAAGGAATGCAGATACGACTTAATGAATATATTCCCAATACTGATTCTACTACCTACACAATCACCGGTGTTATTAAATTAACTGAGACCAGCGGTATTATCAATATTAATCAACCATTAGCTCAACAGATTCCTGATTCAAGAATATTTTATGCCGGAACTGAGAGTCGACATCCGCCCGGTATGAACTTAGATCCAATGACTGGAAATCTATACGGCAAGCTGGCCTATCAACCTGCGTATAGTAGCAATTATAGATTCACTGTTAAATCAGTTAAGATTGATCAGAGTACAGGAAAGACAACTTTATTCAACGCTACCGGCGGCAATGAATTGCGAATAGTAGGAAAAATTTACAAAACACTGACAAAAGTTAGACAATCAGCAACTGGTTCAACTGGATCATCGATTCTTACACTAGCAAATACCGATGGCATAACTCCTGGTATGACTGTCACAGGGTCAGATGGATTGTATGGACCCGACAGTACTACCAACGTGTCGAGCGTCAGCAGTCCTACACAGGTTATACTAACTGACCCTAACAAAGGTCAGGTAAAATCATCAAGCGTAATATCTTTTACTGAAATTGATATTGACCCACCAGAAGGCGATGACGGATTGCCATATGCCAGTTCGTACACTGGTCGAGCAGGAGATGTTATATTACTAAGCAAAACTCCCGCAGTAGATGTTGACGCACTATATCCTTTGATGGACGGTACAAGTCGTGCATATGTATTCACTGGTGGAGCCACTCCTTATTGGGCAGATCTAGGACAGACTGTAACTTCTAGTCAAATTTATCTACTAAGCATTCTGGGTGAAATTCCTAGTTCTATTAAATTTGTTACTCCCAGTTCTTTAGGGTCGTTGACTCCAGGAGAAATAAGCGAATTGGTCGTGACCGCAGTTAATACCAACACCGATTATGCTGTTCAATACGATTTAATTTCAGGTCAACTACCAGACGGACTATCTCTTAATACCGACGGCACAATTCAAGGCCGTCTTGAATATCGTGGTCAAACTTACTTTGATTTTACTGCTACAAATTCGCTAGTTACCTTTGATCAAAACTCAACCACTATAGACAAAAAATGGTATTTTACAGTTAGAGCCAGCGATGTCTATAGACTAAGTGCTGTTGAACAGGAATTCTCTATTACGGTTAATCAAGATGCCTTAACTGAATATACTAGGATGTATGTTAAGCCATTCTTAACTAGAGAAAAACGAAATGCATATAGAGATTTTGTCACTGATCCTATAATTTTTGATTCAGCATTAATCTATAGGCCTGATGATCCAGAGTTTGGAATACAACCAGCAATCAAAATGGTCATAGAATCTGGTATAGAAAAAATCAATATTGACGATTATGTTCCTGCTATGCAACAGTATTTTTCACGTAAGAGATTTTATTTTGGTCAAGTAAAGAGCATTCTGGCTCAAGACAACAAAGGCAAGAACATCTACGAATTGATATATGTTGATATTATAGACGATCAAATGAGTGGTGGTGTTGCTGCCGGATCTTTTGCAGTAGACGGACATCCTTATTATCCAGCTACAGTTGCTGGTATGCAACACAGATTACAAACAATACAGCTAACTGATTCTATAATTTCAGTTAATGAAAGACTACAGCCCAAGTATATGACTACCTTACAGGCTGATACTGGAGTGCCGTTGGGATTTGTCAAAGCAGTTCCTATATGTTACACAGTACCAGGTGGGGGGACTAAAATTCTTTCTAGAATTAATAATGCACTTAGCACAGGTGCATTTGACTTTAAACAATTTGATTTTGACACCGACAGAGTTGTTATAGAAACAACACGAGATACAGAACAAACAGGGTGGTTGGCATATCCAACATCCAAGCAATAAATATTCATATCCAAGGTAACCCAATTATGACCAGCAACGTTAGCAACTACACACAAAATATAAACACAAACTTTCCTGTACAAGGACAAGATAATCCTAGTCAAGGATTTAGAGATAATTTTGCTCAGATTGCGTTGGCACTTGATACCGCAGCACAAGAAATTAGTGCTGTCCAAATAGCGGCTGCCGCAACAGACAATCCCTATATATTGCCGGTAGCAAGTTCCTCTGTACTAGGTGGAGTTAAGGTTGGTACTGGAATTACTATTGCCAATGGTATTATTTCTGCAGATGCTGTTACATATACCTATACCCTACCAACAGCTAGCAATACCATATTAGGTGGAGTTAAGGTTGGTACTGGGATCAGTCTAGCAGGTGATGGCACTATTTCTGTTAATATCCCAACACCTTACACATTACCAACAGCTAGCAATACCACATTAGGTGGAGTTAAGGT